CATTCGCATTTTTAAGCACAATGAGGTCATCATTCAGGGGATTTGCCTGAAATGTCATACTAAGATCTTTAAATCCTTGACTAACCCGTTCTAAAGGCACACTAATACACCAATTATTGTTTATTTATTAAGGATTGTATACTCCTATTCTGTAAGAGTCATTGCATCCACTTCATAATCCAATCCATCCTCCTCAAAATCACCAAATATCTCACTTTGGACTAGATCATCACGTTTTTTAGGTGTAAGACGGTCATAAGATACCTCTCTTAGCATTTTTTTCTTGGAGTTTTCCATAATTTTGGTATGTTTTTACTATTTAACATAAAAAAAGGAGGGACTTAACCCTCCTTCATTATTTTCCTTGTCCTCGGTACGGTTTTTTTGCTTTATTACGAGACGTTGCGGATAGTAACGTTCGAGCCGAGCGGCCTTGACGAGTTTTTTTCGGACGAGACTTCTGATAACCCCCATCGGTTATGTTAGAAAGCATTGGCATTAGTTAATTTCCTCTAGTTTACGTTGTACTGACTCATCGGTTGCCTTAACTCTGTAAGAAACTCCATCCCTACGAGAAAGTTCGGTGAGTATCCCTGCGGATAAATCCCATAACTCTTCTGTTCTGAGTTGAGAATTCACCGACATCTTAAATAACCCTTGTCTTTTCATGTCCTACACGTATGCGAGGGTCGCACCATGTCTCAATACCCATTTCCTTTGCGTCAAGGCAGAAAGACACGTCCTCACCACACATATCCTGAACTGCACCTGACTCAAAGACTTGCATCTTAGGAGCAAACCAAGGATACTGCATGTCCTCAAAGACTCCCTTCTTAATCAAGACCCATCCAAAACCTGTATAGTCAACTGTGAAAGGCTTGTTACGTTTGCCCATAGATTCAACAGTCTCGTGATTCATAACTCCGCCGTTCTTACGGAAGTCTTCCTCTTCTAACCAATGTGCAACTGAGGTAGTATGTCCGTCTTCTGTAGCATACCAACCTGCTGCGATCTGTCTTTCTTCACCTTCCGCAGGTATTGCTAGATCACAGAGTTGCCAGAACTTCTCCACATTAAAAACAATATCATTATCAATCCATAACTGATAATCATACTGAAGTTTACCATCCCAAGGTTTCTGATCAGCACCACGAAGAACATTTGCACCAAGACACTTACAACGTGCAAAGTTAACCATAGAAGAGTAATCCTGTGATATCTGAATACTCATTCCTGCTTGTACCATGTCAAAAGACAATTGTACGAAATTCTTTAAGAAGGTATATGAACAACCTCTACCTGGTAAACAAAATACTATAGTCTTTCCTTTCCATCTCTCCTTGATTGCAGGAATATCCCATTTGGGTGCTTCCTTTGTAGGAGCCTTTGCTTTAACAGTAAATCCTTTTGCCATAACCTTTTAGTTACCTTCAATCCAATTATACAACGATATTATATAGTTGTCAATTAATTAAATGCATATTGAAGGAAACCGAAACACGAGTAGTATCTAATACATGAGGTTCAACATAATGTGGAAGATCTGATGGAAATATAAGTACTTCTCCTGCCTTTGCATTCACATATACACCTTCCCCTATATCCAACTCTGGGAATGATAAGTATAGATTACTTCTACTATGTTGTAAAGGATCTATGAATACTAAAGAGTTATTATTATCAGTAAGATACCATATACCTGATAGATCACATTTAGGATGCGTATGCTGAAAGTTAAAGTCTCCTTTCTCATTTACATTCAACCACCAATTCGCAGGTCTAATCTTATCTTTGAATGTTAATGAATCTAGTATATGTTTCCTAAAAGGAAGAGGAAGGTAATCAAAGGTCTGTGCGACACTCTGATACCCTCCCCTATTAGATCTCTGCTTATTATCATTATCCTCTTTATAATCTAATGCCCACTCATATGCACCTCTGGGTAATTCATTATAGGTTCTCCACATAGGAGTACCAAACTTCATTACAGTTTCCATCTAGTATGAATCGTCACCACTTGGTTCTATTCTTATCGGTCCTCCGACACCTACTGTGGGGGCTGCCTTCTCATAACTCAAATCATCTGCACTATAATCTGTCTTTAGCAACCCAACCATGACGTTGAGCAACTCCCATGTCTCTTCAAATTCGTCTTGCTTGAGATTATGGTAAATGCACCTATCCTTTACATAGATGTGATATGTGGTTATATTGCTTAAATCTTCAGGGGGCATTTTT